CATAAAAAAATACAGCTCCTTTCTGAAAAGGGGCTGATTATGATATACTTATAGCGTAATCAGCCCTGGTAGGTGGATTATATCGCCGTGGTATTGGTAGTACCCGGCACGCCCGTATTCTGTTGGTAGCAGAGTACGGGCATTTCGTTTGTGTGTATGGTATATTTAGTTTATTGTATGGATTTTATGCCTTTCAATTTATTAAGATCTAACATATAAAGATACGCACGTTGTTCTGTATTTATAAGCGTATATGGTTTGATCTTCTTTAAGCACCGTTTAACCGTTTCTTCAGATTTTTCTATGGTACGAGAAATTTCTTTTACAGATGCCCCAGCATCTGAAAACAGTGCAGCTTGGAGTAATACATATGCAATCTGCTTATCCCGCTTATCTTTAAAATCATGGTGATGGTCTAGAATTCTATTCAGATTCGTGAGTTCTGTCTTTTTTTCTCGAAGTAACTCAATAGTGCGTAAAATACTTTGTTCTATTAACCATAGGAATCCAGTAATAAAAGGGGTTAAATCTCCTCTGTTTCTAATATCATTAGTATTTGCGAATAATTTATAATATGTCCGGAGCGACTTTTTTATCGTGATAGACAATCGAAAGGCAACTAACTTATTTAACATCTTTGATAAGAAAAATGATGTAATAAACCGAGAGGTCCTCCCATTCCCATCATAAAAAGGGTGTAAGTACCCAAATAAATAATGGAACACGGAAACCCGAATAAGATCCGGGATAGAATTGTTGTGAAGAAGGGAGAAGGTCTGGTCTATATATTTAATTAAATCATTTTCGGGATAGGCTCCTTGGTGGATCACCCTGCCGCCGGGGCTTTTTATATCAACCATATCGGCTCGAAGCACCTTGCCATCCAAAGCGTTGCCAGGATCTTCATTTATAACTTCTTCGGCGACAAAGTCATCGTAAAATGCACGCAACCCGGTAGCATTATCGAAGCTAAAACTCTTTTCTTTATTTAAAAGAATATATTTTCCAACGACACTCCCTAACCGAATGGTATGGGGATTAGCCTTTGAAAGGACGGTGTTTAATACTGTCCTAATTTCAGATCGAGAACTCCGGATTCCTTCGATTTCGTTAGTAAACAAGATTTCTTCAATCATGCACGTAGTCGTAAAGTGTTCAAGTGCAATAGGCGGTAATTTATTCATAACACGATTCAACACAAGGGTCTCTTTTCGTATCTTTTCGAGAAGCTCTATAATGTCAGGCGTATAATAGAAAAATGCAGGATATGACTTTGTGGCCTGATATTGTTTAATAGGGATATTAATATGAACAGAGAAAGGATTATTAAAAAGGATGTTATAAGTATGTTCCCATTCGTCATTATTAGTGTGAGATAATTTTAATAACAATGGCGTTTTTTTCATTGGGTGCACCACCTTTTTTAGACAATGTTTCTGATCCGATTTTCAATACAACTATATCAGAAGAGGGGGAAATGATACAGAATATTATGAATCTATATCTTTAATATGGTATTTGATATACATACACCTACACAACCCGGCAGTAAAACTCGACGTCTTCGGCTACACGAGGACAATGGTTTGCGTTATGTAGTAAGGACTCTACCATGTCAGCGTGTAAGTCGTTACTGAAATCATCGTTTTTAATATGTGCCAGTTCGTGTAATACGCCCTGAATTTGCCGTTCAGGGCATTTATTTTTGTTGATTAATATAGTATAAGAGCCGTCTTCATTCTCACGGACTACGGCGGTCTGAGACGGTTTTAATTCAGCGTACAATAGCGTAACGTTCAAGTTTTTATTCCTTCCCTTCACGGGCTTTTAATTGTTCTATCATATTGACCACGAAGTCTATATCTTCCTTGCTTAAATCCTTGCTAGCGTCGAACAGTAGTCGGTACTTAGGATTCGTCCTCAGCTCTTCGGCGTATTCGGCTACTTCTGGGTCGGTGTAGTAGCCTGCATCTTTCGTTTGCAGTGAAACGTCTTGTTCACCATCAAGGGTGGCGACTAGGGTATCTATGTTCATGTACATAGCAGACGCTAATTTCCTTAATGTTTCTAAAGACGGAATAATAGGTTTCCCATTTTTAGAGTTTTTATTATTTTCCAGCATAGAAATGTATTGTTTTGTGAGTCCTGCTCTATCAGCGAATACTTGTAACGTAAGTCCATGCTCTTGTCTATAATCTCGTAAAATTTTACTTAGTTCCATAAAGACACATCCCTTGCAAGTGAATAACATTAATGTCAACTGTATTTTACATGCACAAAAATATTTTGTCAATTACGCTTGACAAAATATCTCGGCCACTGTACACTTAACTTGTCAAGTAAACTTGACTAAAAAGGAGGTGATGAAATGCAGGAAAGTAACTTAATCGAAAATAAAGTAAGGTATTGGCGAAAGAAAAGAGGCTTAACACAAGACAGGTTAGCCGAATTGTCAGGCTTATCACGGGTATCTATTAGTGAGATTGAAAGAGGTACTGCAGATACTAAGATTTCTACAATTAAAGCACTTGCCAAAGCACTTAACGTAGAATTTGCAGAGATTTTTCCTTAGCTCCAAAAGTCAAGTGCACTTTACAACAACCGCAAACAAGGAGGGAAGTAGATGAACGAAAAAGAAAAAGAGCTTCGTATGGACGAAGCTCCGTTTAACAGTAGAAAACATTTGAAATTGTTACATCTGTATATCGGAATCAGGGAAGAAATCGTGGAAGTCACACAAAAACATCTTGGTGATATTGATACCGAGCAGGAACGCCTGAATTTGATATATTCATTGGCTGACAAAGGCGTCTATGAAGAGTTACGAGAACTGAGTCATCGCAACCTTAAATAATACATCTAGAGTCAAGGGTAAGGCGTTGGCCTTAATGTAGTCTTTGATTTTATCAAGACTACTGCGGTCGGCAATAGCGTCTATAAATTGCTGACCTTTGATGGTTAAGCCTATCTCTAAATAATCGTATTCTCTATCTTTGCATCGAGCATCAATAGCGTATAAAAAGCCCTCTTGAATGAGAAGGTGAACGTGATAATCACTTGTTAGCGGGGGAATGCCTTCAAAACGAAGCGAGTAATTACTCTTTACGGTAGGGGTGGGGGACTCTTCAACAACTAATAAAATAGCCCTGAATAGTTCTAAATCTAAGCGCATAACAAAATCAACTCCTTAAAGGTGTTTTTTACAGCATACCACGGATACAACAATTTAAATATGGGACCTTAACAAAAAAAGAAAGGGGAAATAGGAAATGAGTCCGGCAGAAATCATTTTACGAGAAGCCGAAAAGCTTCCCTGGCATGAATGGCAATGCATTGTAAAGGCTATGGAATTTGTCCATAGAAAAAGAGCCGACAAGCTGACACTTGACGACTCGGAGAAAACGCACGAGGAGCTAATGTTTCACGTTGAGCATTATTAAGAAAGGAGAATGGCAATGAAATTATGCATGACGGTCGAAGAGGCTGCCGAGGCGGCTTCTGTAAGCGATGAACAGATTCGCCAATGGGCGAACAGCATTGATTTTCCGAGCTTTAAAATCGGACAGCGAGGTGGAAAGCGTCTTATCCATGCAGAAGCCTTTAATGACTGGCTACGAAAACAGGCCGAAATGAGACAGGGGGAACGATACCGATGATTGAACTTGAAATCGCAACGTGTGTAATCGTAATCGCCGTTGTGCTGGCGTGTGTATGGATTGAGATACGGAAAGGAGCATGACAATGAATGCAGACCAAATGATAAACCACATGATGACGGTTATTTACACAACTGCGGATGTGGAAGGTATCCAAGTAGCAAGGCATTTCAGGCCTCAAGAAATCGTCGATTCTACACTGGCGGCGTGCCACAGCATTATCGACGGCAAACGCCTGTTAGAGAGAGAAACGGCGGTGCTTATCGTAACGTTCGGGGATACATGGAGAAATTACATTCGGCGTGCCGGTAACGTTCTTATATCGTTCCATTTTGAATTAATCGTTAGAAAGAGAGGGGTGTAATGATGAAGGTTGCTACATTACAGAGTCCGCCTGAGTGGATCAACCAACGATATTACGAAATCCAAAACACTCCGATTCGTGTAGTTCGAAGTCATAGTATCGGCTATTACGTTAAAGAAGGGTTAAAAGCGGCACTTACGTTAACGGCTATTTACTTTTTAATCGTCCTTCTAGCACTTCTTTAAAGGAGGCTTTTCATGAATTGCGAGAGTTGCCCGAATCGGGATTACTGCATTCCCGATGAGTGCATAGGAAATGGCCGCCCTCTGCAGCAACAGAAGACGGCCAAAACAACTAAAAATTAAATTTTTAATCAAAAGGAGTATATCACATGACAGTAAAAATTAACAGCTTAGCCATTGAGAACGTAAAGAGAGTCAAAGCAGTACAAATGGAATTAGCCCAAAACGGCCTTACCGTCATCGGTGGTCGTAACGGCCAAGGCAAAACCTCTGTATTAGACGCTATAGCCTGGGCCTTAGGCGGCGATAAATTTAAGCCGTCCAATGCGGCAAGAGACAGCAGCACGATCCCGCCTGAGATTCATATCGAGCTGTCTAACGGACTTGTCGTTGAACGTAAAGGCGCCAAGAGTAGTCTTAAGGTTATTGACCCGACCGGTGAGAAAGCCGGACAGAAACTCTTGGATAGCTTTATTGAGAAACTGGCACTAGACTTGCCGAAGTTCATGGGTATGAACTCAAAAGACAAGGCCAATACGTTGCTGCAGATTATTGGGATTGGTGACGAATTGGCAGAATTAGACGCCAAAGAAGCACAGCGATATAATCGCCGCCTTGAAATCGGTCGTATCGCTAAGCAGAAGAAGTCATACGCCGATGAGCTTGAATATTATCCCGATGCGCCTACAGAGCCGGTCAGTGCCTCGGATTTAATTAAGCAACAGCAAGAAATATTAGCACAAAATGGCGAGAATCAACGCAAGCGTGAACAGTTAGTTAAGATGACGGAAGAACACGAAACGCTTATCGCCCGGATTGCTCAGCTTAAAGCCTCTTTAGAAGAAGCCCAGACTAAACAGGAGTCGCTGTTAGCCGATATGGAGACTGCTCAAAAGACGGTAGCCGAGCTTGTCGATGAAAGTACCGAAGAACTGGAGACTAATATCGCCCAGGTCGATGATATCAATCGCAAGGTCCGAGCTAACCAGGAAAAGGAAAAAGCCCAGGCCGAAGCCGAAGAGTTATCGGCTGAATATAACGGGCTGACGGCAGAAATTGAAGCCGTCAAGGAAGCAAAGAACGAACTTCTTAACAAAGCAGATTTGCCTTTGCCGGAGCTTGGTGTAAAGGACGGGGAACTCATCTATAAAGGTCAACAATGGGACGGCATGTCGGGAGCTGAACAGCTTATGGTGGCTACGGCAATTATTCGTAAGCTTAACCCTGAATGCGGCTTTGTCCTTATGGATAAGCTTGAACAAATGGATCAGGAAACACTTAAAGAGTTCTCCGAATGGCTCACCAACGAAGGCCTCCAGGTCATTGCTACGAGAGTCGGAACGGATGACAGCTGCAGCATCATTATCGAAGACGGTTACATTAAAGACTCGACACCGCAGCCGGTAGAAGCTAAGAAATGGGAAGCCGGTAAATTCTAAAGGAGGAAATCATGAAGATAATCACAGGAAAGCAAGAGCGTTATCAAAAAGTCGTTGTATACGGTCCTGAGGGTATTGGCAAGAGTACATTCGCAGCTCAGTTTCCGAAGCCCCTGTTCATCGATACGGAAGCCAGTACGGCTCATATGGACGTAGCGAGATTAGAACGTCCGACGTCCTGGGCGGTGCTTATGGAATATGTCCAAGAGCTTACGAAAGACCACCAGGGATTTACGACACTTGTCATCGATACTATCGACTGGGCGGAACAGCTTTGCGTACAGCACATTTGCTCGAAATACCAGGTAAGCGGCATTGAAGATATCGGATACGGCAAAGGGTATGTATATGAGAAGGAAGAATTCGGACGGCTGCTTAATAAGCTCCAGGATTTAATTGAAAGCGGCATGAACGTGGTTCTTACAGCTCATGCTATGGTTCGTAAGTTTGAACGGCCTGACCAACCTCCGTACGATCGATACGAGTTAAAGCTTAATAAGGCAGCCAGTCAGAAAATCTCCGATATGGTCAAGGAGTGGGCAGATATGCTCCTCTTTGCCAACTACAAAGAAGAAGTTTTGAAGGTCGATAGCAAGGACAGTAACAGTAAGAAGGTCCGTGTTTCAGGCGGCCAGCGTGTGATGTATACGAGTCATCATCCGAATTGGGACGCTAAGAACCGGCACGGATTGAAGGAATGCTTACCGTTTGAATTTTCTCAAATCGAAAATTGTATACCCCAAAATATTCGAAAATCGCAAGTCGAAGAGAAGACTGTAGAGGAAGTGAAAGCTCCTCCGAAAGAGGAAAGCCCTAAAGAAGAACCCATTGTAAAAGCTGAACCTAAAAAGAAGGCTAAGGAAGATGACGGGATCCCGAAGGACTTAAAGAAGCTTATGGAAGCACGAAATATTACAGAAGCCGAAATACAAGCCGTTGTAGGCAGTAAAGGGTACTTCCCGGCTGATATGAGAATTAAGGACTACCCGAAAGAATTTATAGACGGTTGCTTAATTGCCGCATTCGATACTGTGGCTCAGGCAGTAGAAGCCAACCGAGACGAAAATGTACCGTTTTAATAATAAGGAGGATAACAAACATGGCAGAAGAAAGAGCATTTAGTTGGGATGACGAAATTGAAGCAGTGGAAAACGAGTTTGTCGACATCCCCGCAGGAGATTATGACTTTAAGATTACCAACTTCGAACGAGGCTACTTTGAAGGAAGTGAGAAAATGCCCGCTTGCAACGAGGCGAAAATCACTTATGAAGTAAACGTAAACGGCCAAAAAGGTCGCATTAAGCAGAACCTCTTCTTACACAGTAAATCACAATGGCAGCTCACCGGATTTGCCCGTGCTATCGGCCACATGAAGAAGGGCGATGACAAGTTCACGATCCGTTGGAACGAAGTCCTCGGAGCGACCGGTCGCTTTAGAATTAAGCTTCGGGAATATAACGGAAAGACTTACCCGAATGTCGACCGGTTCTACGACAAGGAAGAATCGGGTAAAGAGTGGACTCAAGGAGCCTTTTAATCGTGGGCATTGAGCTTC